GCAAGGTTAGCCTGCTTCTTGTCTTCGTGAGACATGTCTGTCCAGTTCTCAATGTCACGTCCTGTTCTGCCGCAGTGTATACATGTGTCGTGTAGGTTAGATAGCTCGCAGCTTTCTACTTTGGTTTCTTCGCTGGCCTTGCAGGGACTACTCATGGTGCAAGTACCTTTCTTTGTAAGTCTGAGTAGCCACCAACATGTACACCGTCTACTTTAATTTGAGGTACTGTCTTTGTGTCTGGAAACATTTCCTTGAACTCGTTGATGGTAATGTCTGTGCCTACGTCAAAGTACTTGTAGTCTAGCTTTTGTTCTTCGCATAGCTTCTTAGAATACATGCAGTACTGACAGTCGTGTTGTCCATAAATCTCAATCATTTAATATAACCCTTCTATTGGGCTGTTGTGCCACATGTAGATAAGAAAAGATACTACACTTACAAGCACAACAGCCGCACTAATATAAAAACATTTCATTACACTAAGTCCACAACTTCACAGCTATCGCCTGAGCAGGCCAGCGTTTGACTGCCAGCTGTGTTGTCTTCCTTCTCGTAATCAGACAGCTTAGTCCAGTCAATAGAGGCTGGCATCTTGGATGCTGCTTCCTTGTACGTAGCCTTGTCACAGTCCTGATAGGGAGCCTGTGCATAGGTGTGGTCGCTGTGTGGTAGGAAGGACACGCCAGAGCAGATGTCAAAGTTCTCGAACACCCATGCTCCAACGGCCAGCCACTCCTCATCCCGTACAGTAATGGTAACGGATGGCTTATGCTCACACCACTCCAATGCGTAGGTCTTCCATAGCTCCAGCTGCTCAAGTGCAGTCATGTCGTTACGTGTTACCGCATTGTCAGGTGACTTGGTTGGGAAGCTGAACACTGTGGTGCTGTCGGGCTTCATAACACAAGGCTCAGCTGGGATGCCTACGTCTGTTAGGAATTGCGTGAGAGGGTCTTTGTTATCACCCCGTACAGTGCGGATATAATATTCGCTATGACGTGCATGAATGCCAGAAGCGCTATCAACAAGCTGCGACACAGTACCCGAAGGCTTAACGCAAGTGATGGCCGCAGATGCACTAATTCCAAGCTGCTCAGCATAATCCCTGTTTGTCTGTACAGCAGCGTCACGTAACTTGTTAAGTAGTTTCTTAGATGGCTTGCTAGTAATTTCATTGTCCATAATACCTGTCAAGCTTACACCCAACAGCCTTTCTTCTTCTGTGTTCTTACGCCAGATAGGACGAAGATACGGCATATCTGTAAACGTAGACTGAATTGTTCCAAGGATAGAGGCAATACGTACTTTGTTTGCCAATGTTTTTTCTGTGTCGGTAGGACGTACAACAACCTCTGTCAGGTTGCAGAACTGGTATGGACGCAGGATGATTTCACTGCAGGGGTTTGTACCCCAGTCCTTACCCGTCTCACGTCTACCGTTACGTGCTACGTGTTTGTCTGCAGCATCACGACTGAATAGACCACGCTCACCAGACTTAGACTCGACCAGAGACAGCCACTCACGCATGAATGTTTCCATGTCAGGCTTCTCTGTGTAGGCAACTGAGTTGTTAGCCAACGCACGTTGTCCTTCGTTCTCCCACCACTGACCAGACTTGGCATGACGCATACGGTCATCGGATAGGTTAGACAAACTAATCATAGCACTGCGGCGTACACCGCCCACTACAACTACCTCGCCAATCTTGCACATGATGTCGTGGCACTCAACACTGTTAAGCTTACGTCCTGCTGCGCCCTTGAACTTGGCTACAACAAACTTAAACAGGTCGTTCAATGGCTCAGGCCCAGAGGCACGGCCACCGAATGTCTTGAGGCGTTCACCTGCTGCACGAATCTTAGACAGGTCCCACTTAGGTACGTCCCCTGTGTATAGGCCGCTGACTACTTTGCGTAGTGCCTTAGCCCAGCCTTCCTTGCTGTCCTGTACCACGATAAGGTCATCGCTGTCCTTGATGTCGGCGGGTACTTCAGGAAGCTTCTGAATGGCCTGACGCTCAACAGAGAAGCCAACGCCAGTACCACACAGCAAGATGAACATAGCTTCATCGAATGCACGTGGGTGGTCAACAGGCAGATAGCTACAGTTATATACACATGTATTATCACGAGCAGCTGCTGGTCCTGCGGTCATCAAGGCTCGCATACTTGGCATCACCTGTAAGTTGAGGATGGCTTCTTCGATGTCGTTAATGTCTTTGGTAGACACGCCACTGGGACGTACAATGTTCTCAATGAAACGGCCTACCGTCTCGCCCCAGGTTTCCCTGCGTCCTTCCTCGTCCATCCATCTAGCGTAACGTGACGTAGCAATGAATGTCTGGTAGTCTGATGGTAGGTAATTAGTCAATGTATTTTTCTGTTTCATTTGTGCGAAGTTCCTCTCCTGTTAGTGCTTTCCAGCTATATTTAAAATCAAATCGTGCGGCGGCTTGACTAATCAAACCTGCAATGTGCTTCGTCTCTGCCTGTGCCGTCTTGTCTAGGCGTTGGTTGACGACACGAGAGAAGGCATACAGTGAGCCAGACCAGTACCATTCTGTGTACATGTTCTGTGGTAGCACCATACGTGCCATCTCTGGGGCGATGCCTACACTTAGCATACGCTCATACTCTGCAATGGCAGAACGTGTGTATGAGCCAATGTGGTATTGTATAGTCTCGTCTGAGCTACCCTGCTTTACGTTGTCTGCCTTAGTCCTCCATGACTGTGGCGTATAGAACTTGGGTGTATAGTCCACGTATCTGCGGCTGACTTCATTCCAAGCCAACCCCACCTGATGCTTTACCAGCTGCCGTGCGACAAAGATGGGAGCTTCAATACGAAACTGTAAGAAGCAGTGTGAGAATGGCGACCAATGACCATGCTTAGCGAGGTAGTTGATAAGACGTTGGTCTTCCTCTGAAAGGTCTTGAAGGTTGCCGTTCTTTACTCGTTGTGATTCCTTGTTAAAAGAAACACGGGCAGCATTAACTACTGTTAAGTCGCTACCCATATGGTCAATTAATGTTACTTGCATAGTCGAAGACTCCTATTATACTACATGCTTTCTACTGAGGCAATCAGCTTATTTAAATACCACTGTGCTTTTTTCAAATCTTCCACAGGCTTTCCCTTGTACTTGTATCGCCACATGTATTTCATGCAGTTGCCCTTGAGATACCCAAGGTATTCCTCGTCTGACATGCTTGCCTCAATAGCTGCGATTGCCTCAACGCCCTTGCTGTTGTAGTGTGAAGGGCTGTTCACTGGGTCGCTTGGCTCTTCAAAGTAGCTGAAGCTAGTGTCCAAGGATTGCGTTAATTCTTTTTCTGACATAATCTATTTCTCCTGTCTGTAAAACTTTGTAAGCAAAGTCTCTCATGTAATCAGCATCTACTCCTGCATTAGTACAGACTTCCTCAAAGTCCTCAGCTGTCGTGCCTACTGATGCAAAGAACCAAGCAGATGCCCTGTCCCTATCTATTCTTGCGGTGGGTGGCTCGCCCTCATAAGATGGCTTGGCTGCATCAAGCAATGCCTGGAGTATCACACACAAGAACAATGTACGTTCTGGAGAGCCACCGTCTGGGCGGAACTCATCCAAGTGAATTGTTATCTTACTACCTTGCACCACGCTTGTCAAGCCACGATTGCGGTATGCCTTCTTTTAATTTGCAGTACATGTAACCGTGCTTATCACACCAGTCACCATACGTCATCTTGCCGCCCTTGTATAGCTTACGAGTTGGGTTGTCAAAGACAAACCGAATGTCAAGGTCGGGGTGCTGTGCCTTAATGAACAGGTGTTTCTTCCTGTCCTCAATCATAAAGCGTCCCTTCACCTCAAGGATAACTCCATTGGGCAAGAAGAAGTCTGGGATGTAGTTCTTATCCTCACGCCATTCATAGGCCAGCTTCTCTTGCTCATACACAAACTTAATCTTCTGCTTGTGCAGCTGCTGTGCAGCCTCGTACTCAGAGTTTGATTTGTATTCGTGGTCGTACTTCTTTCTTTTGAATTTCATTACACCTGTACTTCCTCAACGTCTGGGGTCTTTGCCACAGTGGTCAAGTAACGTACTCCATTAGAGTATTTGAATGCTCTCAGACCTTGGCCACCATTGGCGTCAGACCAGCATTTCTTTTTAAATGAACAGAAGACACAGCCGACTGCAAGCTTGCGGTTGCCTGACTTGCCATCTGCCATGTCGCTGTAGCAACGAGCAGGGGCTGCGTCCTTAGTAACCATGTCCTTGAGATAGCTTACTCGTGAAGGTGCATCAATCATTTCCATATCGTGTACTGGTAAGATGCACAACTCGCTACTGTTCTTGTCGATTGCAAAGAAGGCGGCTTCCTTACGATTGTTCTTCGTGGCATAGGCACTAATCTGTGCAATGTAACCGAAGGGGTCGTCGTCTGTAAGCCGTGCCTCTTTAAACTTCTTGAATGCGAATGAGGAAGCAGACTTAATATCCACAAGCACATCGTCAATCACGCAGTCTTGGTGGCCTAATACGCCCTCTACCATTACCTCGTCCTGTGCTTCTGTTACTGTGTGGCCTGCTGCCTTAGTGAGACAAATCAGGAGAGCCTCAAGGACATGTCCCATAAGGAACTTAATCTTAGTTTGTCCATTGATAGACTCTCCTTCTTCGCCTTGTACTCCGTACCAAATCTGACGGTCTGGCTTACCGATTGAAGACAAGCGTAGGTGTGATGCACCTTTACGCTGACCTTCACGGAGTATAGTTTCGACTGCCTCTCGCACAAGGCCGCCGACTTCTTCTAATGCCTCAGCAACGTGAGGCTGTGTGACATCGACACCCTGTTCGAGCGTCTCGTAGATGTCTGGAATCAGTGTGTCTAATGTCTTTGTCATGTGTTACTCCTTAAGTTTTGTTAGTAGTTCAGCTTGTAGTTCCGCATACTTTCTAAATGAGCGTAGCTCGAAGTAAGTAAACGCAACAAAGACTGAGATGAATATAAAGTGTAGTGTGAGTAATGTGTCTGTTATTTCTTCAATCATTAACTATCCTTAAGTTTTGGTGAACGCAGCAGGATTTGAACCTGCGACCTACAGCTTAGAAGGCTGTTGCTCTATCCAGCTGAGCTATGCGTCCGTTAGTTACGCTTGGTAGTCTTACGTATCTTTGCTACTTTCTTTTGAACGTATTGCTCTTCGTCTGCAAAGAAGTTATGTAGCCCACGTAATAGACGAAGCTGAACTGCCTTGAGGATTCTGCCACGTGGGAAGAACCAGCCGACAATAAAGCCAAGACCTAATGCATATAATGCTACAAGTGTAGGTGCTAGTGTTGTGTCCATAATAATCTCCTGATAAAGGTGATGGAGTCCCCGTCCCGTATCCATCTTCAGCTGCCAACTATCTGAGTGCAGCCCCCGTGCTTTACCTATCTACTTAGAAAGGAACTTCGTCGCTTGCCATCTCCTGGATAGGAGCAGCAGCAGTTTCGATTACGTCAAAGTCTTCTGACGCTCCACCAGCATATGCAACAAGGTTAACTACTTGAACCTTCTTGAGTAGTGGAGATACACCAGACTTGCCATTCATCTCCCAGTGAAACGGTGTATACATTACATTACATACACTGCCGTTGCCTACAAGCTGGTCGAATGGCTGCTTCTGTGCATCCATAACTTCAGGTGCTTCGTTAGTTGAGCCATCACGTCGGGTTGTCTTCTGACGAATGTGTACAAAATCTCCACGCTCGTCGCCTTTGTTCTTGATAGTAAGTCCATCTGCTTCAATGGCCTTGCGGTTGTTGTCATCTACAATCAAGTCCAAGCCCCACTCTGGTTCGTATGTTGTGTTAGGTGCTTGTACTGATGCCCAATAAACTTTACCTGATAATACTGTCATATTTTTAATCTCCGTTTTGGATTCCGTTTGGCTTCCGTTTCGCTAAGCATTATTGCCGTTGCGAGAATTGTATAATGCCACACCCTTAATAGAATGTCAACACTTTATTTTCACTTTAGTGAGTATCGCACCAATTTGTGCCAGTCTTATACTCACAGTCGAGAGGACAATTAACCTTGAGGGATTCCTCTGTCAGCTTCATTGCCTCTTTAGTAATAGCACCGAAGGCTTCTTCCTGTCCCTTACGTACCTCGAATTGGTATTCGTCATGTACGCTTGCAACAAGCTTGAAGTCTAGCTGTGCTTTAGTGGCTAGGATGATAATAAACTTAAGCCATTCCTTACATACAACTGCACCAGCCCCTTGTAATAGCAGGTTGAGTGCTGCATGTTTGTTTCGTATCTTAAGTACACGGCCATCCAAGCCAATGAGATAACCCCTGCCAGCCAGCCTGTCCACCTTGGAGCGTAGTGCTTTCAAGGCAGGCATGTTGTTTAAGAAGTTATCAATCAGACGCTGACCATCCTTGGCTGTGCCATTGACGACCTGTCCAATCTTACCAGCACCAGCACCATACAAGAAGGCATAGATAAATGTCTTTGCGTTGTCTCTTGTAGGTAAGCCTGCTGCTGTTTGGTTAGCGGTATGAACGTCACCCTCTACAACTTCTTTGGTGTAGGCTTCGTCGTTCATGTAGTGTGCTAACATTCGTAGCTCAAGCCCTGATGCGTCAGTACCCAG